TCCCTGAAATGACAATCACAGCCGCAACACTCTTGCCCGATACAAGCGCAGCAAACCACTTCTTCGGCCAAGCGGTAAAACTCGAAAGGCTCGTATTTCACCATGTCAGGCTCCTAATTTCTTCGCGTGCTGCTTGCAGTAAAGATTCGCGGGGCCATATCCCGGTTTGCGGCAGCACTGGTAAGGCAATGCGCCCCTGTCGGCGCTCCAAACTTCCATCGCACAACGTTCGGGGCGATAAGTATTTCCTTTTGGGTTGCCGGCCCATTGCGTGTAGCGATATTTCTGCGCCTGCTCAAGCGTTCTTGGTTCATTGCCGAGCATCAGTTCACCTCTCCAAACATGGCTATGCCCTCGCGCCTCAACCAGTCGCAGGCCGTAATGGGCGTGGCGTTAAACTCATCCCGGTAGGCTGCAAACGCCACAGACCACTCAGCATTGAGCTGGTCGGCCACTTTCTGCGCTTCCTGATAGCGGAGCCAAGCGTTCTGTTCGGCAATGGCGAGTTGTTCGAGCCTCATAGTCCCTCCGAGATGCGAGCGTATTCAGCGACGTGCTCGGCAAAGAGATTCATAAGCTGGTTCTGTCCTATGCGAGCAAACTGCAAAGGGACGGACTGCGTCGAAGTCCACGGCTTACCATCGTAGATAGTCGTGTTGCGCTCTACGGCATGCACCCACAGAGAATCTGGATTTACATCGTTGAGATAAATTCCAATGCTGACGTAATCGTGGCCGATTTCATTTAGTTGGCGTTGCATTTTTCTCTCTCCGTACCCCTTCTGCCCTACGCTGCTGACTGCTTGATTCCAATATCGAAAGTATCGCACAAGTCAGAAACCTTGTCAAGTAAAAAATTTAACTTGACACAAAATAGTTTCCTTGAGACAATCCGAGCATGGCAGTCGTAGAGATAAGCGAAGTACTGGACATGCTCGACAAGGCAATTACCGATGCCGGGGGTGTTCCGGCGCTCGCCAAGCGATTCAAAGTGACTCCTCAATATCTTTATATGGTCAAGAATGAGGACGTTACGCCAAGCCGCAAGCTATTGAAAAGACTAGGCTTCGACATTGAAAAGCAGTATGTTCGGGTGGAAGCATGAGCCATAGGGAACGTATAGAAAGCATCGTACGAGAAGCTCGCAGGCTATTCGCAAAAGGAACGGTTGGGGGGCAGCAGATTACGCTTCCTCTCGAAGAGTTACTGGCCACATTCGAAGAACAATCGCACCCAACTTCATGTGGATGTGAGGATTGCGTTTATACCGCAAAACTATTCAATTTGGCAGAACGCGCTAGCGATGTATCTGTAGCACTTCGCGCGTTAGCGGGCAGGCCATGAGCAAACGAGCGACAGGCGGCAGGAAGAGCGAGCCGGAGAGCCACACGCTTTTCAAGAAACACCTTTTCGAGCTACGGCTTGGCTGGCAGCAGGAAGTGAAGTTCCATCCGATACGCGGATGGAAATGGGACTTCGCGATTTTCAAGGATGGCGAGCCGCTCAACATCGGGATTGAGATATGCGGGCAGATATGGCGCAAGGGTGGTCATTCGAGCGGCAAAGGGATTCAGCGGGACTACGACAAAGGGAATGCAGGCGCGATGCTCGGCTGGCGAGTGCTTCATTTCTCAACAGAGGACATTATGCGAGGTCGCGCTAAAATGTTCTTAGCATTACACTTGGCAGAAAAGTTGGGGCAGAAAGGGCGCGAAGGATGAGCGAGCGATTTGCGCATGTTTGCCAGGATGGGCACGAGCTGATAGGCCACAACGATTCAGAGCATGAACTGTGCCCACTATGCAGAATGAATCAGGAGGGCGGCCTACAAGCGCAAATAGCGGCACTCGTTTCGGCCGTGACAGCGAGGAACGCTCAACTTGCGGCTATCAGCGAACAGATTCGAGCTGGATTTGAAGGGCTGAACAAGGAAGTTCAATTCATTCGTGGTTACACAGAAGCAGCAAACGAGAATGTAGCAGGGCTAGCGGAGCGCCTAAGCGCCATAGAGAGCAATATCAATGCGAGAGTTGAGAATTATGCGACTAATTCCAATGAGCTAGCAATAGTGGTTTCAGGAAGATTGGCGGCAATCGAAAGAAAACTCGCTCCTCTTAGTCCAATAAAGGAAGTTCCTCTCAAAGAACTAAAAAAGGTGTATAGGTGTGGCGCTGAAACAAAGCAAGGTCAATCTAATCAGCGAGTTGACGGCAAACAGCGGCGGAGGAAGAAGCGGTGAGAGTGACAATCCAACTGCATGACGATAAGGATTTAATCTACGCCTTCGTCGGCGAAATCCAAAACCAAGAACAGCTTCCCGACTTGCTTGCGAGCCAATTACTCAGAAACGGTCAAGGCATAAAGGAAGCATGGGATAATTGGAATAGCGAGGGCTGGCAGCGGGTTAGGGCCGAACGCATTAAATCCTCTTGAATTCTCTCCATTCTGTGCTATAACTGACTCGAAATGCGCTCACTAGAAGCAAAAAGACGCGCTGGCCGCAATCACTTCCTTCGTAATAAAAACAAACCAGAATACAAAGCCCGCCGAGCGGCATACCTCAAAAAGTGGAGAACGGTCAATCCGGATTTTTTCGCTAGGACTTCCTATCGCCATGCCCTGCTCAAAGCAAAGTGCAAACATCGTAAAATCCCCATGTACCTCACGCTGGATGAGTACAGGGCTTTAATCGAAGGCAAGAATTGTACTTATTGCGGTTGCCCAGTTGGGAAAACTGGCTCCGGGTTGGACAGGCAAGACAATACGCTTGGATATACTCCCACAAATGCCGTCCCTTGCTGCTATCGTTGCAACGTAATGAAGGCAGACCTCACCGTTGATGAATTCTATGAACAATGTGAAAGGATTGTGGACCGCCATGGACCCAATCAGCCGCGCTCAGAACAACGATAATGCAGTGCCTAAGCGAGTAATTGGTCGACCTTTCAAGAAGGGCCAATCCGGTAATCCTGGTGGCCGTCCAAAGAAACTAGAAATCACTAAGATTTACGAACGAGTTCTGCGCAAGAAGAACAATCGAAAAGAGATAGAGGAAGAGATTGTGGCTATACTACGTTCAAGGCGCATGATGAGCGTGCTGCTTTTACGAGAGATGGCAGAGCGCACAGAGGGCAAAGTGGCCGATGTGGTCGACATGAATGTCAGCGGCAAATTAACGCTGGAACAGGTGCTTGAGGCCAAAAAGAAAGCGGAAAAGTGATAGTAGAGACGCCTGAAACGATGCTCATGGAGCTGGCAGCCGACTGTCGGCGCGACCCGTTAGCATTCGCAAAGGCGTTCTGGCCGTGGGAATCAGACCAACTTAGTTCGACAGGTCCGCGTGCTTGGCAGGCAGAAGTACTTGCTTATATCCGCGACCATCTCCAGAATCCAGAGACTCGACATCAGCCCTGCAAAGTAGCCGTATCGAGTGGCCATGGGATTGGCAAGTCTGCGTTTATGGGGATGATTACGACATGGGCGCAAAGTACTTGCTCAAGAGCTAAGGCGCTTATAACTGCAGGGACGGGTACGCAGTTATCCACCAAGACGGTACCGGAAATTAGCAAATGGGTACGAATGAGCCTTGGTGCGGAATGGTTCGACGTTCATGCGACCAGTATTCGTAGCACACAGACCGACAAACCAGAGCAATGGCGGGCGGATTTCACGACATGGAGCGTCCATAACACAGACAGTTTTGCTGGCTTGCACAATGAGCGTCGACGAATTCTCTTGATTTTTGACGAAGCAAGTGCGATAGATGACAAAGTTTGGGAAGTAGCCGAAGGCGCACTAACGGATGAAGATACAGAAATTATATGGCTGGCGTTCGGTAACCCTACCCAGAATACAGGTAGGTTTCGTGAGTGTTTTGGGCGTTTCAAGCATCGTTGGAAGACGTTTCAGATTGATTCCCGCACAGTGGAAGGCACCAATAAGCAGCAAATTGAGAAATGGATAGCGGACTATGGCGAGGATAGCGATTTCGTTCGAGTTCGAGTTCGGGGAGAATTCCCACGAGCAGGCAGCTCTCAATTCATCCCTTCAGATGTGGTCGCAGCAGCAAGAACTTACCGCGCTGCCGGATTTGAAAGCGTGCCTAAAATCCTTAGTGCTGATGTTGCAAGGTTTGGAGACGACCAAACCGTCGTCGGTGTCCGTCAAGGCAGGCAATGCCGAATTCTCGCTAAATATCGAGGATTAGACACGGTGCAGGTAGCCGAGCGCGTAATTGAATTCATGGGGCAAGAGGAACCAGATGCGACAGTCGTGGATGGAGACGGAATTGGAGCAGGTGTTATTGACCATCTTACGCACAGAGGGTTCTCTCGACGGCTTTATGAGTTTCATGGCGGGGTTGGGGCCAATGACGCGGCAGCATACTTTAATCGCCGCGCGGAAGTATGGGGAGCGATGCGTAGCTGGCTGCAATCTGGTGCGGAAATACCCGATGACCCCGAGCTGGAAGCAGACCTTACCGGGCCTGAATACGGATTCTCATCCAAGCAGCAAATCCAACTTGAGCGCAAAGAAGATATGAAAAAGCGCGGCCTTAGCTCACCAGACTGCGGAGACATGCTTGCAATGACGTTTGCGGTGAAGGTGGCTGCGCCTGCTCCGCCAAAGAAGCCAGAGTATCGGTATCCGGGGCAGGAGAATACTACGTGGATGTCCTGATGCGCGTGAAGTGGATTCTTTTGGATAAAAGCCTAGCCGCAACGCCGTGGCTGGTAGAACAAGTGAAGGCGCACAGAGGCACATTTGTATCGCCAACGAATGGGAAAATTTACCGCTTGCCAACAGCCGAAGAAGTAGCAGAAGCATTTAAAGAGGCGTATGCCAGCCACTAGCGAAAAGCAACGCAGGCTTATGGCCATTGCCGAACATGCTCCCGGCAAGCTCTACAAGAAGAATCGCGGCGTGCTCAAGATGAGCCACAAGCAGCTGCATGATTTCGCATCCACCAAGGGCATGAAACTCTCAAGTTTGAGGGGCAAATCGTGATAAAGATAAAAGCAAGTCATCGCGGGCTATTGCATAAGAACTTAGGCGTCAAGGCGGGCGCGAAGATACCGCTCAGTTCTCTGGCAAAGGCCAAGAACAGCCCAAGCGCAGCGGTGCGGAAACGCGCTACCTTTGCGATGAACGCGCGGAAATGGAACCACGGATGAACTGGGAGCCTCTGCACGATAGACTGCTAGTCGAGCGCATGCCGCGAGAGACAAAGAAAGGTGTGCTTTATATCCCAGATGTTACTCAGCAGGATTCGGCGCTCTGCAAGGTACTCAAGGTGGGACCGGGAGTCTGGCGTGATGGTTATTTCTGCAAGACGGCGGTAAAGCCTGGAGACACAGTTCTGGTGCCTGGAGCAGGCAATAAATTCCCTGATTGGGAAGCAGGCCAGCAGATTTTGATTCAGGAAGGTGATGTGGGAGCAATCGTTGCCTGAAGACATCGTAGTCGCAACATCCAGCCCTGAGCCGGCAGAGCAGGAGCGTATCCGCATTAAGCGGTTCCTTCGGCTGGCTATGGACCGCTTCAAGCTGGCAGCAGAGGCAGAGCAAAAGACCCGCACAGAAGCTCTTGACGACCTCAGATTCAGGGCTGGAGAGCAATGGCCGGACGACATTACGACGCAGAGGGGATTGGACGGACGTCCCTGTCTTACCATCAACAGGCTGCCTCCGATTATCCGGCAAGTTACGAACGAGCAAAGACAGCAAAGGCCTTCCATCAACGTCAATCCGGTAGGCTCAGGTTCAGACCCCGATACAGCGGAGATTCTGCAAGGCTGTGTGAGGCATATTGAAGTCAATTCGGATGCGGAGATAGCTTACGACACGGCCTTTGAGTCATCTGTGACGATTGGTTTCGGCTATTGGGCGCTTGAAACGGACTACATCCCCAAGACTTTTGACCAGGAAATCTATATTCGACGCATCAAGAATCCGTTCCGAGTCTATTTCGACCCTTCGGCGGTTGAGCCCTGCTATGAAGATGCAGGATGGGCGTTTGAGATTGAAGACATTCCGATTGAGGAGTACAAGCTCGACTATTCGAAGTCCGATGCTGCCTCTTTGGTGGATTTTCAGAGCGTAGGCGACCAAGAGCCGGATTGGGCGACAAAAGATACGATTCGAGTGGCGATGTATTACCACGTCGAGCAGCAATTGCGCGAATTAGTCAAGACTTCGACTGGCGAAATCAAATTCGCGGAAGAGGTGAATCAGCAGACTGAGACAATCCTCCAGCGCCGCACGGTTTTAGACCGCAAAGTCATCAAATCCAAGATAAACGCCATTGAGATTCTGGAAGAGACGGAATGGCCGGGCCAGTGGATACCGCTCATTCCTGTGTTGGCCGACGATTTGGACATAGATGGAGAACGTCATTTAGCTGGAATCGTCAGAGACGCCAAAGACCCGCAGCGCATGTATAACTACTGGCACAGTTCAGCTACAGAGACGATTGCTTTAGCTCCTCGTGCTCCCTATATCGGGCCGACCGGCTCCTTTGAAGGACAAGAGGGCAAATGGGCGATGGCGAACATTCGCAACATGCCCTATCTTGAGTACAATCCGCAGACCGTAGCTGGTAGTGCCGCACCTCCGCCTCAACGCCAACAGTATGAACCTCCCATTCAAGCAATGAATCTGATGCTGCGAAACGCTTCGGATGATTTGAAGGCCGTTACGGGCGTTTATGACCCATCTCTAGGCCAGCAGAAGAGCGACCAGAGCGGCAAAGCCGTTCAATTGCTCCAGAAGCAGTCCGATGTATCGAATCTTCACTTCACAGACAATCTGAGCCGTGCGATGCGGTTCACTGGCAGACAGATAATCGACATTATCCCGAAGATTTACGATGCACCGCGAGTGCAGAGAATCTTCAATCCTGACCAATCTGTGGACCATGTAGTGGTTCATGCAGGAGGGGCTTCTTCCCAGTCGGCAGCACAAGGGCTAGCCCAAACGCAAAGCCCAGCTATTGCAAAGGTCTATGACCTAAGCGTAGGCCGGTACGATGTGACGGTGAGCGTCGGACCTTCCTACCAGTCGAAGAGACAGGAATCGGTAGCCAGCATCATGGCCTTGATTCAGGCTTACCCGCAGGCGATGCAGATTGCAGGTGACATTCTGACGGCGAATATGGATTGGCCGGGCGCAGAACAAATCAGTGAGCGATTCAAAAAGACCCTGCCTCCGCAGTTACAGGATGGCGAAGATTCAGACCCGCAAGTTCAGCTTATCAAGGCTCAGAATCAACTCACCCAAATGGGCAAGCAGCACGAATTGCTGGTAAAGGCGCTCAACGATGCCACGGAGAAAATCAAGACAGATTGGGTGAAGCAGCAGGCGAATATCGAAATAGCGAAGCTCGACAAGGAAACCAAGATTGCCGTGGCAGAGATTACCACAATGTCTCAGCAGGCAATTCAGCGAGCCAAGACGGTGCAGGAAGTGTGGTCTGACCTACACGGCTCGGCGCACGATTTAGGCATGCAGAAAGACCAGCAAGCGCACGAAGCCGATATGCAGGAATCAGACCAATCTCATCAGCAGGATTTGCAGGCTCAAGGGGCAGACCAAGCACAGGAATTGCAGGCGGCAGCGCCGCAGAAAGCGAGTTCAAATGGGCAATGATGTGACAGTGGCCTCGACTACAGATACGGTGGAGCAGGTCAATCAAGCAGCTGGATATAAGCAGGAAGAAGCCGTAGTGGAAGAGAAGGCACTACCGACCGGCGATGAGCAGGTGGAGAGCGGAGCGGAAGAGCAACACGAGGAGCCTCCTAAACAGGAAGAGGACAAATCCGCTCCAAAGAACCTCTCGAAACGATTCGACAAGCTCTACAAGGAAAAAAAGCAACTCGAAGAGCGTTTGGCTGCGCTGGAAGCGGCAAAGGTCGCTCCAGTAGCCGAAGAACGGCCCGCTGTGCCAGTGGAAGTGACGGCAAAGTTCCCGACTTTTAACGCTTGGGCGCAAAAGCAGATTGAGGATGGCAAATCAGCGGAAATGGAAGACTGGCTTGAGGAGCGGGATGCTTGGAAAGATGCGCGTCGAGTGCAAGAAGAGGAAAAGCAGGCAGAAAAAGCCTATCTGCAGGAAATTGAGGATACGTACAGCCAGTCCGTCGAAGCGTTCAAGGCCGAACACGAAGATTGGGATGAAGTAGTGGGCGGCGCGGAGATTTCCATCCCGGTTGTCGCGGGGAATGCGATTAAACAGCTTGAAAATGGTCCAGCAGTGGTCTGGTTTCTGGCTACAAATCCAAAAGACGCGAAAAAACTCTCGGAAATGCCGCCCGTGCTTGCCGTAGCGGAGATTGGCCGCATCGCAGCGCGGCTTGAGAAGATGCAGCCGGAAGAAAACGCCCAAAGCAACGGAAAAGGTCCGGACAAGGCACCAATTGTGAGCAGTAACGCCCCAAAACCAATTACACCCTTGCGCGGTGGACAATTGCGTGCTACAAGAGACCTGAACGACCCGAATCTTTCCTATGATGAATACAGGAAGATACGGGATGAGCAGGAAAAGGCGCGATTCAGGAGATAAATGGCTGGCCACGTCTATCTAATAGGCTCACGGACTTTCAATTGGTACAAAATTGGGAAGTCCAACAATGCGGCCATTCGCGTTTCCGAATTAGGCATTCTTCTTCCTTTCCGCATTGAGGTTCTGGCGGTATGGAAAGCCGAAAATCACCACGAAACAGAACGGCTTCTCCATGAGAAGTATGCTTCCCACAGAATCAATGGAGAATGGTTTACTTTCACGGCTTCTCATATTAAAGCTATCATTAGAGAAATGGCCGCAGCACAAATAGAAATCGCAGAAAACTTCTCGAACATCGAAAAAGATTCACATTCCAATGTTCATTTGATGAGCGAGCCAGAAAAACCTTTTAATGCGCAAAGTGGTTCGCTCTCCAAGAGATTTGACGCCCTCATAAAAGTAAATCGTCAATTGAGGGAAGAGATTGATAGGCTAAAAAAGGAGAAAGTAGCCTAGAAAAACCTCAGCCCTAAAAGGTTGAAACCTCACTAACTGGGTAGAGTGAGAACAATTAAGCAACACCCTTGGCCTGAATAAGGCTGTAACAGCTCCTCCGAATGGGGATGGTGGGCAGTAGACCACATCTCACTCGAAAGGAGCTTTTCGTTTGGCAAATACACTTCTTACCATCAGCCAAATCACTCGTGAAACGCTCCGCATTCTTGAGAACAACTTAGTTTTCACGAAGCAAGTGCGGAGAGATTTCGACGATTCATTTGGCCGGGCAGGCGCGAAGATTGGGACCGTTCTCAATATCCGCAAACCGGCCCGTTACTCTGGCCGCACAGGTCAGGGCCTCTCCATCGAAGACGCAACAGAAACTCAGGTACCCTTGACGCTCAATACACAGCGCGGCGTGGATATTGCTTTCACGTCACAGGATTTGGCGCTGTCTATTGATGACTTCAAGGAGCGCTTCATTCGCCCGGCAATTGCGAACGTAGCGAACCAGATTGACTTCGATGGCCTCCAGCAGTATTTGAACGTTTACAATACGATTGGCACGCCGGGCACGGTTCCCAACGCGCTTTTGACCTATTTGCAGGCTGGTCAGCGGCTCGATGAGGAAGCGGCTCCGCGCGACAATCTGCGCAGCTTGGTCATTTCTCCGGCCATGCAGGCGACTATCGTTGACACCCTCAAGGGCCTTTTTCAGGAATCCACTGAAATTGGGCGGCAGTATGAGGAAGGCACGATGGGGCGCAGCATCGGCTTCAAGTGGAGCATGGACCAGAACGTTGGCATCAATACTGTCGGCCTTTTGGGCGGCACGCCAACAGTCAACGGTGCTGGACAGACCGGTGCCTCTCTCATCACGCAGGCCTGGTCCAACTCCATTACGGGCATCCTCAAAAAGGGAAATGTCTTCACGATTGGTTCCGGCGCAACCGGCGTTTTTGCCGTCAACCCGCAATCGAAGCAGTCTACTGGCGCACTGAGACAGTTTACCGTCTTGGCAGACCAGAACTCTTCGGGCGGCGGCGCGGTAACGATTCCGATTTCCCCGGCTATCGTGACGACTGGGCCTTTCCAGAACGTTACGGCGGCTCCGGGCAACGGCGCTTCCATCAACGTGCTGGGCGCGGCCTCGACAGCATCTCCGCAGGGCCTCGCATTCCACAAGGATGCGTTCGCTCTCGGATGCGCTGACCTGCCTTTGCCTGGCGGCGTGGACATGGCAGCGAGAGTTTCCGACAAACAAGTCGGGCTTTCGATTCGCCTCGTTCGGGCCTACGACATCAACACTGACCGTTTCCCCACCCGTATTGACGTTTTGTATGGCTGGACAACGTTGTATGCCGAACTGGCATGCAGAGTAGCGAGCTAACCGATGGCTATCACAGCGACTACACTATCAGCAGCTTGCGGCTTGACTGACCTCACAGTGACCGTGGCTTCGGCTACGGGAATCACTGCACCCAACTTCACGGCTGGGACGGGTATCACTTGGCTCCTTGTTGACCAGGAATTCATGCTGGTCATGGGCGTCTCGGGTACCGTCATCAACGTTCTGCGCGGGCAGAACGGAACAGGACAAGCCGCTCACGTCAACGGAGCGCAGGTGCAGATTGGCCTGCCGGGCGACTTCGCCGCTATTGGCGAATGGCTCGGCTCGTCCATGACTGTGAAGCAAACTGAAGGCGCAATCAACTGGCCAGCGATTTTCCTTTCTGGCTCAGCCGATGCGATTCCGGCTGGTGTTGCAGGCTTCTACGTCGTCAAGACTGCTGGCGTTGATGCTATGACGCTTGCGGCTCCCACGGCGGCACAGGAAGGCAACATCATCCAAATCTGGTCTGACACTACGAACGCCCATACCTTGACAGCGACTTCCTTGCTGGCAAATGGTACGGCGCTCAAAACCACGGCCACTTTCCCGGCTTTTAGGGGCGCAGGACTGACGCTCAGGGTTTGCAACCTTGTGTATCACGTCATGTCCAACGGCGCTTCTGCGGGCGTGGTTGTTTTAACGTAATTGCTGTTGTTGCTTGCGGGAAGAACTGCATCCGGGCGTATGCAGCGCACCTCTTCCTAACCAGACGGCACCGCAAGCAACAACGCCCAAATTTTAGGAGGCACCAATGCCTGGATTTCCGGTATTGACGAAAGTTGGCGTGTTCGATGCGGATTCGGTGAATGCGCTGAACAATGCGATGGCGGCAACGCCGGACATCGTGGCGACGAATGCGAATGCCGCTGCTTCTGCAACGGCATTTGCTGCGATTACGCTATTGCCTGCTTCGCATCCGGCTGGAACGTATCGCGTGACCACGGCAGCGGTAGTGACCACCACGATTACCGTGGCGACGAGCTGGCTCTTCACGATTGGCTATACGGATGACAAGCAGGCTCAGACTCCAACGGTCAGTACCAGTTCCACTATGACGGCGGGAGCAACACAGTCAGGCTCTTTCATGTTTCGCTCTACCGGCGCAACGGCTTTGACAGTGACACCGACAGCGGCTTCGGCTGGCGCAGGCGTTGTAGCGTTTTCAGTTCTCGTAGAAAGGATTATCTGATGGAACAAGCAGTAGCACCGGAACTCAACAAGTTTGACCCAAACTATCCGAAGGTGAAGTACAAGGCTTCAGAGCAAGGCGACGTAAAAAGCCCTGCTTACGAGAAGATTGTGATGCGCGACGGACAGGCACAAAGGCAGGTGGAATTTCATCCCTATGTGACCGTGGCCGTCAAGAACGCGAAGGAAGAGAAGCAATTGGGGCCAGAATGGGTGGATAGCCCCGCTGATTTGAAGTAATGGGAGCCTGCTATCAACGGCGGAGATTTGATAAACAGCGCTTTGCGGCTCATCGGTGTTTTGGCGAGCGGTGAAGTTCCATCAGCAGCGGAATCCTCTGACGCGCTTCTGATTGCCCAGCAGATGATGGATAGCTGGCAAGCGGAACGACTCAATATCTTCACCATCAACATCGCAGAGTTTCCGCTCGTTCCAGGTCAGCAGACCTATACGCTGGGAGTCGGCGGGAATTTCAATACCGCGCGACCCGCCAAGATTGAGCGCATGAGCATCGTCTCGCTGCTCAATCCCGCTCAACCACTCGAACTCCCCCTTGAAATGCTTACCGACGCGGGCTGGCAGGCAATTCCGGTAAAACTCATCTCCTCGACGCTCCCGACACAGGTCTATGACGATGGCTCTTTTCCTCTCAGGAATCTGAGCTTCTGGCCGCTGCCTAGCATCGTGGACAACGTGCGGATTTATGGCTGGCAGGCGCTCAACACGTTCCCAGACCTCACGACGAACGTGACCTTCCCACCGGGCTATGCGAAAGCAATTCGTTATTCCCTGGCCGTGGATTTGGCTCCTGAGTTTGGAGTGGAGGTTCCGGCAGTCGTGGCGGCGCAAGCACAACTCTCTATCGCCAAGCTGAAGAGCATGAACGCGCCGCTCGTTGAATCACGTTTGCCGAGCGAACTGGTGGGGCCGCGGGGGATGATTTATAACTGGCTTTCCGATACCTGGATTACTCACTAAATGGCACGCTTCGACTTTTGCGGAGGCTCATACACCAGCCAAGCGGTGGCATTTGATTGCCAGCGCAGCGTGAACCTTTATCCAGAAATCAACGAATCAGGAGACGGCAAGAGCAAAATGGCGCTCTATCCTACGCCCGGCCTGAAACTTCTTACCACGCTTGAAGCCGCTCCTCGCGCTCAGCTTGAATTTAATGGCCGTCACTTCATTGTAGCGGGAACGAAGCTCTATGAAGGCATCGCCACACTGGATATTCATGGCTCTTTTGTCTCGCTTGCAATGAATGTCCTGAATCCCGCCACGCCCATCGTGAATGATTTTCTGCCAGCTTCGATGGCGGCGAACGAAACGCAACTTCTCATCGCTTCCGGCGGGTTCGTCTACGTCTATTACCTCGCCACAATGACGGATAGCGTTACGCTTCTGCCGGTTGCAGCGGGGACGTTCGTACAAGTCCCCATCAGCTCTTTTACGCTGCCTTCTGGCAATGCTCCGGTCATCCAAGTGGCGTTCTGCGATTCCTTTTTCCTTGCTCTTATCGCTAATTCACAGACGGTTTGCATTTCTGATGTCCTAGATGGACGAAATTGGGACCAGAACGGGCAAATCGTCGTCAGCGTCTACCCCGATAATATAGTGAGCATGATTGTAGACCACCGGGAAGTTTGGCTCCTCGGCAGAAAGAAATCCGTAGTCTATTTTTCAAGCGGTTCGCTCTCCGTTTTCGATGTGGCACCAGGCGGATACCTTGAACAAGGCTCCGGCTCGACGTTTGGCCCGGCACTTCTCGATAATTCCATGCTCTGGGTAGGCGGAGACGACCGTGGAAACGCGATGGCCTGGCGAGCGACGGGATATTCAGCCCAAAGAATCAGCACGCATGCGATTGAATTTGCCTGGCAGGGTTATCCAAAGATTTCTGATTGTGTGAGTTATTCCTATCAAGACCAGGGCCATGCTTTCTGGGTGATTTTCTTCCCTTCGGCCAACAATTTTCTGGGCGCAACGTGGATTTATGACACGGCAACAAGCCTTTGGCACGAGCGAGACTTTCTAAACACCACAACAGGAATCGCACAAGGGCATCCTAGTTGGAACCATGCTTTTGCCTTTGGCATTCACATTGTCGGAGATTGGGGAAGCGGGAAACTCTTCTGGCAGAGCATTAATTTCTTCGACAACAACGGAACGAATATCATCCGGCTGCGTAGAGCGCCGCATATCGCCAATGAAATGCAGTGGCAGCGATATTCTCAGCTGGAACTCGACATGGACGTAGGACAGGGATGGGCTTCGGACGATGCAACTCACGCCATGAACAACATCGTACAGACGCCAAAAGTCTTTATGCGCTTTTCGGATGACAGTGGTAAGACATGGAGCAATGCGCAATCGGCTTCTGTTGGTTTTCAAGGCCAGACCAAGCAGAGGGTGGTTTGGAGACGGTTGGGACGGTCGCGTGTCCGTACTTTTGAGATTACTTTCTCCGAAGCCACACCGTTTCGCATCGTGGATGCTTACGTAAGAGGTTCAAATCAGACAGCCAGTGAGAGACTGCCGCATATGTTGAGGAAATCGGCATGAGCACGCGCCCACTTCCGGTTCAGGATGTCAGCCAGCTTGGAATTTTCAGGACCAAACCTCTTGATGCTACGGAGCTGTTTGTTTGGCCGTGGGTGAAGTTTTTTCAGACATTGGAGCAATTCCGCATCAATGCCCCGCAGTTTTTCTTCACCGGTCACGCGAGCAGGACGAAACTCAATCCGCAAAACGTCAGTATTGGCACGCTTTTCTTCGAGACTGACAGGAACGTGCTTTATATCTCCAATGGCTCGACTTGGCAGTATGTGGCGGGAGTTTTTAGCGCGGTTCTGGCTGCGTTGCCTTCCGATTTGACCTCAACCGATGCGGGTTTTCTTGTGAACGTGACGGATTACAACCATCTTTTGCAATGGAGCGGTTCAAGTTGGGGCTGGGGGCCGGGAGATTTTGGCGGAGGCTTTACAGTGCCTTTCGTCAATCCACCGACATCCATGGGCTGGCACGCGGCGGATGGGAGCACGGTGAATCAGCTGCAGCCTAACGGCGGAATTTCTCCGGTAGTCGTTCCAAATACGGCGGGGAGTTATTTCCGGCAGTGACGACGATACACAAACTCGAAGCATCCGAGTACGACATTCTGGCGCATGTCGAAGATGGCACGCAGCCAGACCCGGCGAGCAGTATAGCTCTGGTGGCGGAGGATGAATGCTCTATCGTGGGAAGGATGCTTTTGATTTGCCCGGCGCACATTGAAGGAACGTGGGTACATGAGGATTACCGCAAAGGATTGACGGGCTACCGTTTGATGCGCAGGATGGAAGACGAGGCAAAAGGCATAGGCCTAAAGAAGATTTTTGCC